TGCATGGTTAACATTTAAGAAGAACTTATTACTTCTATCTGGATCAATAATATACTCAGGTCCCTCTACAGTATCTTTAACATATGACTGTTTAATAGATTTAAAGTTTACATCTAAGGTAGATTCCTGTAGATCAGAGATAAAAGGTACATCTTCTTTAACACCTAAATCTGTACCCTTCCATACAGATAATCTATTTTTATCATCAGGGTTAACTGTCATCTGACCAGCAAGACCTCTAAACTTAGGGAAGTCTTCTGTATGAGCCTGTCTTAACCTGAAATCATATACTCCATTTGGCTCAATTTCAGAACCAGAGAGTACAACATCAATATCGTCTTGTGTTGCCATTAGTTAGTTCCTTCTTTAATAAACTGTACCTTACCATAAATACTCTTTAAGTTATTAGCAGTAAAATTAAATACAGTACCTTTAACTACATAGATTTGAATACTCTCGTCCCAAGAAGAGCATGGTTTCTTTACCTTTAATGTTAAAGGTACATTATTTACTGTAATAGTCTCTTGTATCTTTGGTTCTAAATTAGCATCTATATCTGTACTACCAGTATCTGGGTTAGTAGAAGTATATGGAACCAAAGGAGCTTCACCATAGAAGTAGATAACAAACCAACCATTAGCAGGAGCTGTCCATTCTTTAATAAATGTCTCAGCACCTTCAGGTTTTTTAATAGAATCTAATAGGGTATTAGTTCTATTATCTTTACCTGTAATAATAGCTACTGAAGGCAAGTTCTTCTGGAAGGTATCTATGTAAGATGTAGCCTGATTGATTGTCTCGTTAATATTAGAGATATTAGTATTAGACTCATCAATCTTCTTATTACTGTTACCTATTGTATTTAACAGTTCTTCTTTATCAGCTAGAATCTTACGAATATCTGTAAGACTTGCATATAACTCATTATAGATATCAGCATTAGCTGCCACAGCAGAGATTAAATCTAGGTTCTGCTGAACTACTGTAATGGAATTTAAAGAAGCATGGACTTCTAGTAACTCAGTCTTAGATTCTGCTAAGGATTCTACTGTCTCTACTAAAACAGTCTGTTTCTCTACTAGCTCATTAGCCTTCTGAATAATAGTAATATTATTAGAGAGGTTNGTAATCTCNAATCTNAACTCTAAGATNTCTAAGTAAGTCTTAAGGTTAAGATTAGCCTTATCATAGATAGGCAGATTACTATTTAGAGAAGATAAAGTATGCAGGTAGTTATTAACGTTAGAGATAATCTGAATGTTATCCTGTAGTTCATCCACATCTTTAATCTTATCTGCTATATCTAGTAGAGCATCTAAGTGAGAATAAAGAATTAAAACATTAGGAACATATAACAATAATTCCTTAAGTTTATCTATATTCTGATCTACATTTTTAATAGCAGAACAATTATCACTTAGGTTAGTAATTTCCTTAATAACATAAGATAAAGCCTTAACGTTATTTAGATGATTAGCTAGGTTATTAACAGCTGTAATATTATCTGCTACTAGATGTAGGTTATCCCAGCTACGTGTTAAAGCAGATAAGAAGTTCTCACCNGTAAAGGTAAGCTTATCTGGTTCTACACCTACTCTACCCTGGTCATGTCCTATAAATACACCTGTAGCATTCTCAGCAGAGTAAGAAGCTAACTCAGTATTTAATAACTTTAGAGTAGCATCATACTTCTCTAATTCTGTATAAGACTCAGCATAGGTCTNAATAAACCCTAGCTGATTATATACAGTTTTAACTACATCATAGGACTTACCTAAGGCTCTATCTACTTCTACTGATCCTGTTGGATCATTATATTGATTTGAATAGTACATTAGCACCATCCTCTTTTATAAAACTTTTCAGTATTTGTAGAATACTGAGGGTTAATCGTATCTGACTCAATCATCTCTTCTATAAGCTGGTCATACTCTGCTTTAAATAGTTGAGCCTGTTGCATAGAAGCAGGGGAACCAATGGAAGCAAATATTAGATAGTTAGTATTAGCTACTAAGGCTGCTACTAGGGTATCTGGTACATCTACTTCAGTATCTTTATTTGGGTCATATATAATCTTAGTAGGAGCTGCCTGATAAATAATATTAAGCTTCTGTCTTGGATACCTAGAAGGTACTTCCAATACGTTATACATAGGAGTAAATAAAGAGAATAGTTCTTCTGTATTATTTAAAGGTAAAGGATTACCCTTATTATCATTTACAGATATAACTTTAATTAAATCATTATTAAACTCTTCTCTATATCCTTTCCATAGATATTTATCATAAGTAGGTTCCAACCATTGATCCATCATATGATCGTTAGTTAAGGGATACTTGGTTCTGCTCTCATGCAGGTCTAACCATAAAGAATCTATCTTTAGAGTAAACTTGTTATAGAGCTTTAATAAACTTTCATTAAGAAAAGTTATTACAGCAGGTAACTTGTCAGGACTAAATTCTTTAGTTTCTTTAGAAACATAACAAGTATTAAGAACGTTTCTATAAAGAACCAAAGTTAAAATATTAGATAATTTCATACTATATAAGAATCCATCCTTTCTGTACTATCATCTATAGGTAACATATCTTCATCATATAATCCTGTATCATTCTCAGGGTTTATATATGGTACTGACTCAGAAGGTCTCCATACCTTTATGTAAGCCAACATAGAAATAGTATCTAAAAAATCATCTTTACCTTTTAAGCCATCAGAAGTAGCTAAGTTAATTTCCTGCAAGCCTTCTTTTAATATAGGGTTATCCTTATCTTCTTCGGGGAACCAGAACTTTCCAGCCTTAAACATAGGAACTACTAAATTAAATCGGGAGAGTTTATCTGCTACAGGTCTAATGCCTGGGGCGTTATTATTACCTGAACTAGCAAAGCTAAAAAAGATATTTCTTTGCATCATCTCTTTCTGTAACCACTGTATAAAAGCTCCTTGTTGACCTGTTACTTCTATGCCTACTGACTGAGGTTTATATTTAGAAACTAGCTCAAATAGCTTATCTATAGTGTTATCCATAGTGGTACGTTTACATTGTCCATCGACCCAGAAAAAATCTCCGTTACTGTTAACTGCCCACACAGATATTACAGAATAATCAGCAGATTGCTTTGCTGAGGTAGCAAAGTCTGTTGTGATATAAAAATTATAAAAAGATTTAGACTGTAATAAAACAGATTTTTTATACCATCTAATTTCATTAGGATGTACTAGTTTAGTATCATCAGAGATAATACGTAGCATTAACTCTTGATAGAAAGAATCTAATCTACCTGTCTTCTTAGCTAGATCATACTGGTTCGCTATATATTCATATGAGAATCTATCTTCCCATGCTCCAGAGAACTCTTCTTTAGTACAAGGGAACTTCTCACATACAGGATATACGTTAACATCCCATGCACCTGATTCTACAGCTTCTACTAGAATATCCCCTTTATTAAAAGGAGTACCATTAAAGATTACTTTTCTTCTTGTTGGATCTAAAGCGTGTTCTACACCCTTATATACTGTATCTTTAATCAACGTCATAATAGTCTTAGACTTAGAAGCTTCATCAGACATTAANTCATCAAGCACGCAATTATGACTTATTCCAAAGTAAGTATTATAAGTATGGTCAGGTGTTTGTATTGGTATAAATTCTTGCTCCTTATCTGATAGTTTAATCTCTTTAATCTTTCTCCAAATATATCCATCTTTAATAAATATTTCGTTAGATTTCTTTTCAGTAATCTGTATTCCTAATACTTTAGGTACATTCTGAGATAATCTAATCTCATACTGTTTATGAGCCAAAGAAGTAATACCATTAGGGAATGTAGTTAATTTTTCTTTGGTTCTAGTATTTCTAATATGATAAGGTAATTCTAATCTTTCACAGATTAATCCTAATTTATAAATAATATCTTTATTTATAGAGTTAATTCTAACCTGTCCATGGTTAGAATCTATATAACCATCNCCTGCTATATACCCTAGTAATAATTCTTTTTGATATATAGGGTCTATAGTTAATACCCAATCAGGTAAGTTTTTAACTGNGTTTACTATATGATTATTTTTTAAGAATCTATAAATAGCAGAATCATTTATGCTTATCTGATAACAACCCTTCTTAGGAACTTCTTTATTTACTGAATACCCTAAGTTATTAGCTAGTTGTACTACTTTAGCCCCTATAGTATCTCTTTGGGTATTAGCTATAGTAAATCCTATTTTATTAGAATATGTATGACCATCAGCTAGGTATAAACCATATAACCACCACCAATCTTTATTAAGCATCTTAGGATATATTTCTTCTATTTCTTTAGAAGACATATTCTGAATTTGTCCTAGAGTATTTCTTTCTGAAATGTATAATTTCTTTAAAGAAATAGGAGACATAGGATTAACAGTTTTATCTATCTTTTTACAGATATAATCATTCTGTATTTGTTGGTGTCCTAATAATTTATTAATGCTTATATCTTTAGCTTCTACCCATCTAGGATTTATATATTCTAATTTAGTAGTGCTTTTAGTTTTATTATCCTCTAAATACTCTTTCTTTCTGATTTTAATAGTAGAACCAATGAAGTATCTATGTTCTGGGGTTACAGTTTCTTTATGAATAAAACCAGCACAATAAACATCAATACCTTTAAGATATCTTGAAGGTCCTTTAAGATAATAAGCTTCTACTAAGTGAGTACCCATATCAGTAAATACTGTAGTACCTTTTACATGACATAATACAGGTCTTTTACCAAAGATCTTGGTACCACGGATACCAGTAGTAGCACCAAAGAGTTTTACTCCCATCTTCTGACCTTTGGTATTAGTGAACTCTAAATATGTATCGGTAAACTTAGCATCTAATAGATTAGCCTTTAAGAAATCAGAGTTCTCATATCTGAACTCAATATTCTTTCTTGCTGACTTGGCTCCATTCTCCATAGAGTCTGCTATGTAGATCATACCATCTACTGGACCAAAGTTAGGTAACTCATGGAATACTGCTAGATACAGTGTTAAATACTCCATAAATAGAGAAGTCTTCGCAGCTCCACGGAATATCAGATTAGCTACATGGTCGCTATTCTCTACTAGTTTATCTAGCATCTTTAGATGTACAGGTGGGGTCTTATTACTCTCTCCTACTGAACCATTTACTAACTTAATAAAGCTTACAAACTGTAAAGCAAACTGACTAGGTACATATTTACCATTAGCTAATTCTTTATAATCTACGGAGTCTAACCACTCATCTAAGGACTGTTTAACCTTACTCATCTATAACTGCCTCTTGAATCTGTTGTTCTGCTATTTCTTTAGTAGATGCTTTACCTGATTTAATCATATTCTGTTGCATCTCTGCTAACTTACAGATAGTTTCTTTAAGGTCATCTAATCCTGTATTAGCAGTCATGTCTATATTTATTAGAGGACCTGCTTTCTCAGGTTTAGCTAGGTGAGTAAGTAAACTATGTGCTGCCATAGCCCTTACTTTCTCAGACTTACCGGTTACCATTAACTCAGCCTGAGTATTGATAGCTTTCTGGTAGATATCCTGATTAAGTACCCATGTAGGAACCAAGGTCTGCTCTAGTATTTTATTTACTAGCTTACCCTTATTGTACATAGTTACATAAGCTGCGATATCTTTACTACTGGTTCCTTTACTTACCAGTAGCTGGTATCTTTGAGGGAATGTCTTTATATAACTATCAAGGTTTGTATACCCCATTAGTTTATAACTTACATAGATAACAGCATTTACATATTCTTCTGTTTTGAACTTACCATTCTGAAGTACACTTGTATATCCAAGAATATTACTCTTTATCTGTTCATTAAGAACAGGGTCACTACTAATATTATTTATCCTCTGAACCAAGGAAGGAGTAACAGCACCCTTTAGTCTAGAAGGTAAAACCTTTTGTAAAGTTTCAATATTTAAATCAGACATATTAGTTTTCCTTTAGTATTTAGTAATACTTTAGTAATACTATTGAATATACTATATATATAATATAAAATAAAGGGTGGAGGGTGGGAATAGATATTCTTATCTTTACTTTGTCTTTCTATCTTTCTATCTTTCTTTGGTTCTTTCTTTCTTTCTTTCTGTCTTTCTATTTCTTTTCTTTCTTAGTTCTTTCTTCCTTATATAAAGAACATTCTTTAATAAATATTAAATAATCTTTATTAAATCTTCTTTCAATCTGTAATGAAAGAACATTGAATAGTCTTTCAATGTACATTGAATAAACATTCAATAGGGTACCTTTAGAATTTATAAAATTTATAGGGAACCTTTAGAATTTTGATAATTTCATACTGTAGCAGTGTAGGGGTAGGGGGAAGGGGAAATAGGGGTATCCCCCCCCCTATTTATCCCTATCGGGATGANGAGGTAATAATGCCTTGTATGTCAATTGGAGAAATATTATGACAGTTTCAGTATTAGGTACCTTAGGTAAAGGTGTAGCAGTTTCTGCTGCTAGTGGTGCTACAGCATTTGCTCGTTCATGTCAGGTAGCAGAAGAGTTATCTACTGCTTGTCTTGCAGGTGCTATTGCACTGGAACAGTGGGCATCTAGCTCATTGTCTCCTGCTAATCAGGAAAGACTAAATCAAATGATTGCAAAGACTACAGTAACTGTAGTTGAAGAGAAGTAATAACTAAGAGAGAGCCTTCGGGCTCTCTTATTTTTTTTTT